TTCTTAACGGACAAGTAGTCTCTAGGAGGTTCGATTCCATTGGTAGCATTTGACACAACGGAACTGCTCTCCGAAGGCATTTGTGCGGACAGTGTTGAGTGCCTAAGGCCGTATTCAGATATTCGTTTACGTAAAAAGTCCCAATCACATGATAGGTCATTCGGTACTATCTCATCAACTTCTTTCTTATATGTATCAATAGGAAGAAGACCTTCAGCATATTTTGTTTTACCAAAGTAACCGCATGGTCCTTTCTCCATTGCAAGATGGTTAGAAGCATTCAATAATGCATATTGAAATCTTTCTGTTAGATCATGAACTAACTTATGTGCTTCTGGATCATCATACTTAAGACCATTTTTAGCAAGATAATGTGCTAGACCTATGTAACCTATACCAAGTGATCTACGATTCTTTGTAGACTGTTCTGCTGCCTTTACAGGATACTGTTGATAATCTATCAGTGCATCCAATCCTCGTACAGCAAGTTCACATAACTCATCAAGTTGATCAAGACTTGTTAGTTTACCTACGTTGATAGCAGAGAGAATACACAAAGCAATCTCACCATTACCATCAATATGTTGAATAGGATCTGTAGGTAGAGTGATCTCCTGACATAGGTTACTCATACTTACCTTATCCTTAAATGAACTATGACTATTACAATGGTCAATGTTCATCAAGTATATACGACCAGTCTCTGCTCTCTCCTTTAAGAGATCAAGGATGAGTTCCTGAGCTCTAACAGTGGACTTGGGGATGGATTCGTCTTGTTCGTACTGAATATAGAGATCATCGAAAGCGTCAGTGCCATAAGCATCGTAAAGACCAGGGACATCGTGTGGCGAGAAGAGGGTAATGTTACCATTCGCAAGAAATCTTTCATAAAATAATTTAGATAATTGAATAGAGTAATCTAACTTCCTTACTCTGTTGTCTTCTGTTCCTTTGTTGTTCTTGAGGACGAGGATGTCTTCGATTTCCTGATGCCAGATAGGAAAGTGGACAGTAGCTGACCCTCCTCTGATGCCGTTTTGAGTACAGCATCTGACAGTTGACTCAAGTTTTTTAAGGAAGGGGATAACACCTGTGTGTTGAACTTCGCCACCCCTGATTTTACTGTTGATGCCCCTGATGCGACCTGCGTTAATGCCAATGCCTGCCCTTTGAGCGACATACTTGCCAATAGCCATATCACTGCTAAAGATACTATCGAGGGTGTCATCAAGATCAACCAGAACACAACTTGCAAATTGGCGAATGGGGGTTCTGACTCCCGCCATAATCGGTGTTGGGATGTTGATTCTGTGTTTGGAGATTGCGTCATAATACTTTTTAATATAATCTAAACGATAAAACTTATCGTCATCTTGGAACAAGGTTGTGGCAACCATGATATACATGAACTGTGGAGTCTCAAAAACCTCTCCAGTGCTACGATCTTGTACAAGATATTTATCTACCACCTGTCTGATGCCAGCATAGGTGAAGAGAAAATCTCTGTCATGGTCTATGTAACTATCCAGTTGTTCCCACTCTTCTTCAGTGAACTTACTGGTAATTTCTTTATCATACACCCCTTTGTCGATACATTTTTTAACATGATCCAAAAGTTTTGGACGTTTATCAGGGTGATCTCCATAGACTGCTTTCCTAAGACCAAACAGAAGCAGTCTAGCAGCAACGAATTGATAGTTAGGATTGTCTAATGTTATTAGATCGTTAGCAGACCTTATTAGGATCTCCTGTATGTCTTCTGTTTTAATTCCATCAAAGAATTGAATACCACTGTTAATTTCAACTGCTGATTCAGAGACACCTGCAAGTCCTTCGCAAGCGTGCTCAACCATCTTATGAATTTTTTCAAGTTGAAGAGTAGTGGTCTCACCATCTCTCTTAACAACCTTAATTTCAGTTGGTGTCATACCTTTTTCCATTCATTTAATTTGATTTGTGCTTCTAGTCCTTGGTACGTATTTGATTCTACCACCTTTTGAACATTATGTCCACCAAGAACCATGTCATTAATGTCCTTTTGTTGTATATCATTTGGCCATATCACTACCTTCTCATCTCTGTCGATGGTTCTGGTGATTCTGTTGACGATTTCTCTGTTACGAGGTTCGTTATCATAAACCCAAATATAATTGCTCCAACCAAACGTCCTACTATCAACGTCACTCCCAGCCATCGCAATGGAATTATCCAAGAAGAGGGAGTCAAACGGTCCCTCCACGACGTAGATAGGTTTTGTTTTGTCGATTCTGTTGAGTCCATAAATCTTAGGTTTATTTTCATCTAACATTATCGTTATGTATCGGAGTCGATCTCTGGCATCGAGGGATCTACCTTGGAATCCAAACCATTTTTTTGTTTCATCAATGAATGGGATAATGATCCTAGGCTGATCTTTATTGATGATATTAAACGATGGTTTCTGCGTGTTTGTCCAAGAATAGAATCTTCCTGTGTAGAAGAGTTCTCCGAAAAATTTTTCAGGAATTTTTCTATCACGTAGATATTTTACTGCGGTGTGCTCATTATTTAGATCAGAAATACTTTCAAGATTACCAGTTTTCTTAAACACTGGTTTATCAAATTTTGGTTTAGGAACATACGATCCTTTACCTGTAGTTCCTTTCTTATATCTCTCCATGATATATTCATCATAGAGATCAGGTGCTTGATCTTTAAGGAAGTTTGGTAACGTCCTACCTACACCACAGTTATGGCATTTGTACACCATATCCGTCTTGACACGAAAAAAATACCCCCTTGCCTTACTCTTGTGCTTCTGTGAGTCACCACAGTAAGGGCATCGGAAGTTATATAAGTTCTCCTTCTTCCTTTTAAACTTGTCTAGTCTACCAGAAAGAAGGGTTACATAATGTGCATCGACAAACTCAGACACTACGATGGAGCTTAGATGCTTCCATCATACTAGATTGCGGTTGATCTGTCAAGTTCTTTAGGACCGATTGTCCGATTGGACTAACGAGGACAGATATAATACTAAGAGCACCAAAAATAGTCCACATTTTCTTTTCCATGACCCTAAGACGATCATCAACCTTTCGTATATCTCTTTCACAACCTTTCTTTATCTCCTCTGCTCTACGGTTTACTTCACGATGAACTGACTCTACCTTCTCAAACAATACAGCATCTATTCTATCTTGCTTGTCAAGTTTTTCATTGTGTACAGCAAGAAGTTGTCCCATCTTCACAGAATTTTCTTGAAGACTTTGGACAACTTTTTCTAACCTTTCAATTATAGCGGTATTAACGTCAGTCACCGTGTCTCGTCTTGCTCCGCACCAGCTCTCACTTGCTTCTTAAGTTTCTGTGTCTTCAGTTGCAGTTGCTTTTGAAGTGCTTGTTTCTTAAGTAATACTTTCTTTTTCTCAATGGCAATTTTACCTGCAGCCATCTGTTGATTCTCCTTATCAACCGCTTCATTACGCATGAACTTCATACGTTTTTGCATAAAGAACTGTGCTGCTTGACCTGGAAAAATTCTTTCAATATCTATACCTTCCCTAAAACGTGGGTTGATAATCAATCTTAATTTTTGTCTTAATTCTGCTGGAGAGTTTGCGTAGACTATAGTCTCACCAACTCCAGGTATATTAACCTTGTACTGGAACAACCTGTTAGGACCGTGAGGATTAAGACGATCAATATCTTCTTTCATTTTGTTACCTGGCATTACAAGTTTCTTTTTGTCTTTCACTTTAGCACGCATTTTCATAACAGGTGACACACCTGCTACAGGTCCAGAAGCATCAGACTTCTCACTATAGCCTGCTGCACTAGGAGTAGAACCAGTAGTCATTAATGTCATATCTTTATGATCTCCTCTTTAACATCAGGATCCTCTTCCAGATCTGGAAGCATACCTATAGGATATTTATTCAAATAAAGAAGTATAGTTTTTAGAATACCCCAATATTCCCTTTCCAATTTATAAAAAAGTAAAGGTGTTGCTGCTTCACCGAATACATTATATAAGATAATAAGATGGTTAATAATAAGATGAGTCCTCAACGGACCCCCTCTGACATAACGTCTAAGAAGACGTTTCAAGTATTTGAAACGCTTCATATCTTCATCAAAATCCTCACGTGTAACACAATGAGGATTTTCATAATGCTTTACGGCGAACAGAAGAAAGGTTTCTTCATTCAGTTCGTCAAAATTCATTCATTAAGTTGTTGTAATTGTCTTAGTAGAACCAGAACCACCAGCACCAATAGTATCACCTAGAACAAATACCTTGTCAGATGCTGTGTTTGTACCAGCGTCTTTGATTGTTCCAGAGATTGTTTGAGCACCAATAGTATGTACCTTATTTGCAGCAGCACATGTGAATGTAAATTCAACACGGTTTGTGCTTGTCTGTGCAGCAGCAGTAGCGGTTATGTTTGCACTGTCTGTTGTATTAGTAACTACAAGAGTAGCACCATTAGTTACATCAACTAACTCGTTGTAAATAACGACCACAGTTCCAGTGGCAGCAGCTGCGTATGTAGTCTCCTCAAAGAAGACAGCAGTAATATCTGCAGCAGCGATAGTATCAGTTCCTCTTCCACCTGCACCAACTAAACCATCTACAGAGACGAGAATCTCATCCCAGTGTGCGGTTTTAGCAGCGTTTTTATAGTGTCTAAGTACCCAACCATCTGCGGTTGCAAAGATATTTGAGGGGTCAACTGCACCACCTCTTACAGCCCACTTAGGCTTAGATTCATCTGCGTCAGTAACTCCCCAAAGTGCCATTTTTAACTCCCAGAATTGCGTTGTATCTAAGATTATTTATAATAAAAGTGGACTCTAGATCGTAGAAATATCAACTTTCTAGTAAAGCTTTTTCAAGTGCTTTAACTAGTTCATCATCAACTTTGTTACCAGTCTTAGCTGCTGCTTTCTTCAGCAACTTTATAACAAAATCTTTAATTACTGAATCAAGATCATCAGGTATCCTATCAACTGCTTTGTTGATGATACTGATCGCAATAGGCATTAAAAAATTAATCATAGTAATGGATAAATTCTACCCTATATAGCCAACTTAATCTGGTTTAAACTTACCGTCTTTATAATATCCCCACTTACCTTTACTTGTACCTCTAATTCCTTTAGGATCTCTCAACTTTTCTTTAGCTTTCTTTCCTGCTGCCATTACTTTTTTATAAGTCTTAGCTTTCTTAGCTTCATCATGAGCTTTTCTAGATTTAGTCAGAAGCTCATGCTTTATTCCTTTGCTCCATTGAGCACTATCTAGTTCTTTAATAAGTTTAAACATTATCCTGGTTTTGAATCTTGCCATTCTTCCGAACCGCCTGGCCATGGTGAATGCTTTTTAATATAATCTACATCTGATTGAGCATTCTCTGATCCACCTACATGAAATGGATTGTTTCTTGCAGTAGCAATTCGATACATTTTCTCATGCATTGTCACTACTTCTTCAGCACCCTTTTCAAATTCAGGTGTGGATTCATGTCGTGAAGAATAAGTATCACTTTGAAACCAATCATCTGCTACTTCTTCTTCAGGTCTTGGGTTGTTTTCTAATTCAATCATTTTTTCAGGTGGTGCATATCTATTTGTGCCATTTGCTAATGGCATACTATCATGGGGATGAGGTTTACCTTCATCGATCATGTACCTAAACCCCTCCCCTTATCGTAGTTGTCTTTACCTCCATACCTTGCCATTGTCTCAATATAATCTTTACTATTTTTGAATCCACGTTTCTTAGCATCAGCAGCAGTTGCTGCTTTTTCTTTTGCTCTCTTTAGATACTTACCAGTACCAGCAGTGGATTTCTCACCTTTCTTTTTCTTCTGTTGCTTACTACCCTGTCCTACTACAGCACCTTTACCATGCTCTTTCCTGATTTTATCAAGAACGAATGATAATGCTGCATCCTTTTTACCAGATGGTTTCTTAGTACCACCCTTGTCGTAACCCTTCTCTTTCTTAAGTCGGGTTGCTTCATCAAAATTTACTGATTCAGTCTCAACATACTGTGACTTATCACCTTTGATCTTTTTATCTCCACGGTTTGATCTATGGAGTGCTCTCCTTAGTTTACCATGACCAGCAACGTTATGACTGACACCAAACTTACGGACGTTTCTATCTTTCTCTTTGGTCTCAGGAGACTTACCTGCGTCTACCTTTGCCTCATCAACTTGATCTTCATTAACTGAAGCTTGAGATGGTTCCTTAACATTCTTAGCAACTTCAGAAGCCTTTACCTTATTAGGTACTTTCTTACCAGCATTAAGACCAGCCATTACAGCACTACCAAGTGTGCCAGGTTTGTTCTTCAAAATACCAGTTGCAAGTTCTGAAAGAGATTTACCTTCTGGATTATACTCTGCTGCTAGTGCTTCATAAGGAACTGCTTTTCTATTAGCAACTTTCTTTTTAGCTACAGCATCTTTATGACGTTTAGTGCCTTTCTTAATAGCATCTACAACACCTTCATTTTGTTCTGCTGCTTTCCTAGCGTGTGGTCCTGTACCTTTCTCATGAGTTGGCTTGTCCCTTTTGTTCCATTTCTTACCATCCCACTTATGAGTCCTAGCTTTTTCTTCCCACTTTGCATTATCATCTCTATCCTTTTTCCTTGCTTGTTCTTCTCTCCACTTCTTAGCACGTGCGTAACCAGAGGCACTAATTTTTTCAGCAATAGAATCCATTGCTTCACTAACTTTTCTTACACCTGGTTTCAAATGAGCATTGTAAGTACCTTTAGTTTGATACTTTGCTAACTTCTTAGAAGTATCACGATGCTCTTTAGGAGATTCATATCCAGATTTTTTAGCACCGTCTTTAATACTAGCACCTCTACCAAGTGACTTTCTTTGTGAAGATTGACCTAGTTTACTCTTATCCTTATATTGAGTAGCAAACTTTTCATCAATCACTTCACCTTCTAATTCAGTTTCCTGATTCAAAAGTTTAAGCATGTCATTCTTTCTCTGTTGAGCCTGAACGAACTTAGCAGCAGGTGCTACATTTTGCTTATTACCTAAAAGATTTTTAGCAAATCCTAAGACTGGATTGTTAGCACTTCTAGCAGAAGTTTTTGCATGATTGTATCCACCCCTCTGAACGTTACCACCACCAGTATTACCACCACTTTGTCCTCTTCCTTTAAAGAGACCAAAGAGTTCATTCATTGTCTTGAGTTCTACTTCTTCTTTTCTAATCTTAGAACTATAACTGTTAGGTCCACCTGTAGAACTAATGTTTCCTTTTAATTTTCTTTCTTTAGCAACCTCTTGAGCAGCCCAGTTTTTAAAGAACTCATCATTCTGTGGGTTACCAATTCCAGCTAATGCCTGAGAAACAGCTGTTGATGGAGATCTTCCTGTATGTGTTGATGAAGCATTCCAACTAGCAAGCTTAGTCTTACTGTTACCAGTACCAAGGTTTACACTAATATTCTTATTTTGTCCTGTTCCTCTACCAAATCTAAATCCACCAGTTACAGAAAATGCACCACGTTGATTAGCACTCTGGTTAAAACTGCCCATCTCCTTCATGAACTGACTGTATGTCTTACCTTCACTAACAACTTTCTTAACGTCCTTAGCAACTTTTACAGCAGTCTTAACACCTCTAGCAAATCCTTTACCAAATACTCTAGCACCTTGAGTTGCTTTACGATGTCTCTTAATACCTTTTTTAACCCAATCTCTTGCCTTATCACCTACGCTCTTTGACTTAGGTGCTTCTTTCTTTTTAGGTAATGACTTCTGCTTTGCTTTTGTCTTTGCTTTGACTCTATCAGCAGCTTGACTCCTTGCTTTATTAGGACCATCATATGCCATAGCACCCTTCTGTGTTCTTGGTGCTTCCTTCTTAGGAGCAGGTTTTGCCTTTGCTTTTGGTTCTGATTTCTTAGGAGCAGCCTTTGGTGTTGCTTTCTTTACTGAAGCAACTGCTTTCTTTTTAGGTGCTGCTTTCTTTGCAGGAGCCTTGTCATCATAGTTGGTGACATCAGTCTCTTTCTTTTTATATGCAGCAGAGTACTCTCCTTTACCTTC